GTAAAGCTTGTACCGGCGGTTGCCGGCGAAACCTACGTTCGCCGTGGTGTTCGACGAGTTGCCGAACACAACCAGGCTCTTGTAGGTCGTCGCCATGCTCTGCTGGACGTTGCCCGCGCCGATAGCGGTCGAGTTGGCTAGTGCGAAGTTGGCCATTTAACGACCCCCAATAGGAGGCAGCTTACTTCGCCTCCAGGCTTCCGGTATATGCCGATGAGAACGGATGCTTGTCGCTGCCAACGCCGCCGCCCACCTTCTTGTGGACGCGATGCTTGCCCTTGTGGCCGTGCATGTGGTGCACCGAGCCGCCATGCGTCTTCTCGCGGGCTTCCTTGACAACGTTCGGATCGCCGCTGCCGGTGTAGTCGTCGCGGCCTGCCATGGCGCCGCCGCGCGCCTTCTTGTGCTTCATGTGGTGCTTGTGATGGCTCATGGCTCTTCCCTTTAGACGGAGGAGAACTGCGTCGCCCCAAAGAGCGGCGAGAAGTTGGTAGAGGTCAGCGTCGCAATAGCCGACGCTGCTGGGGTGACAATCATCTGGATACGGACACCGCCACCGCTCGCCGCCAGAGACGAGGCGTAGGTGCCGCGCACATCTGGCGTGGTCGAGGTCTGCGTTGCAACAGTCGAGGCAAGGTTGACGACAACCGACGACAGCGGGACGACTGCCGCGCTCGATCCGAATGGGCTCGATGTCACGAATACCGTTGCATTGACCCCGACATACGGTACCGCGAATGGGAAGCCGAAGACGTTGCCGAACCCGATAGTAATTCCCGTCGATACCGGTGTCGTCGTGTTCGTGATCGCCGAGACGTACTTGAATGCCTTCTTGCCGGCGAGGTTGGTCGAGCCGCCAGCGATCGTCTCGGTCATCTTGTAGCCGTAGATATCGCGACCCGAGACCGAATAGGTGCCGGCGTCACCCGTGGAGGACGGGAAGATCGTAATATTGCGGCCCGCGCCAGCACCCGGGTTCCAGAGCACAAATGGGTTCGTTCCAGTGCCGCCTACCGATGCGCCACCACCGGGCAGCGTCAGATAAGCGCCCGTCGAATCCAGACAGATCAAGGTGCCGGTTACCTTGCCCGTCTCCGGGGCAATGATGGTCGTCGAATAGGTGCCTGCAGCCGAAGATGCGGCAGAAAGCGTGAAGGTCGAAACACCCGACGAGGCAGTATTCACCACGAGCGCGGTGGATGACGCCGAGGATGGCGAAAAGTCCACAACGCCAGCGTTGTTGTAGAAACCATAGGTCAGCGCCGCATGGCCCGGCTTGAACATATAGGCCGAGCGTGGGTCCATCATTGCATCGCCCATGTCCGCGAACATAGGCGCGCGCTGCGGGTTGTGCTCCATGTCGAGCCCGGTCAACCCATCGCCCGAGGTGGACGATAGCGTGATGCCGAATTGGAGAAGAGGACCCGAGAACGAAGTATTAGCCATCGTTATTCCTTACGACGTCGGGTAGGTGCCGTATATCCTTCTCCAGTCGAAGTAGGATGGCACATAACGCTGGTAACCTTTAACCAAAAGGTTATCGGTTGAGAACTCAACGCTCATATCCGACTCGAACGGCTTGCGCACGAAGAACACGAGGCCCGGAAGATTCGTGAGCAGGAACCACGCGAAGGACGAGGTGAGGTAGTCATAGACGAAGTAGCCTTCCTTGAGGCTCTGCTCCATCTCCTTCACCATGTTGACGTCGTTGTTGCCGGTGCCGACGCGCAGCTCCGAACGGAATAGACGGCCAGCGATCGGCTCCAGCGAAGGCGGAACGATCAGCTTCTCTGCTCGGGCATGGATCTTGAGGCCCGCGTTGTTGATCCACGTCGACCGGACGGTGATCGCAGCATTGAGCAGCGACGTCTCGTTGAGAGAGACGTCCGGCGAAGGCTGGTTCGCAACGGTGACGGTGTCGGTCGGATGCGCCGTATTGATGAGCGAAACGCCGTCGCCCTGCACGGTCGGGTTAAAGGTGCTGCCGTTATTGAGGATGGCCGCGCAGTTAACCTCTTCGGTTTCCTTGAAGGCCTCCATGAGGCCGTCATTGTTCGGGCCGAACTCCTGCTTATACAAATTATCGTCCAACATGGGACGGGTCAGTGCGTACATAAGACCGACCTCGAAATGTTGGGCATTATAGATGTACCGCTGACCGGCGTTGTTGTCGGTTGCCGTTGGCATGCCCTCATTCTTGAGCTGGGCATAGCCGAGGTACCGCATAGCGGCCCTACGCTCCAACGCCATGTTGGAGTCGACGGTCTTGAAAATCTGCGGCCACTGCCGCTCGATCATCGGATAGCGGCCGTCAATGCCCCAGAGGCCCGGGAGCAAGAGATCCTTGATCTGTGAGAGTGCTACTGGCATCGATCAGGTCCCCTTACGAGCTACGCGCCGTGAGATTGTTGCGGTCGCAGTTGTTCATGCGGACCACGATGATGTTGGCGGGGTTGGAGTTGTCGGTGCCGTTCACCAGCGGCGAGGTCACGCTGCTGTTGTAGTTGACCGTGCCTGCTGTGCCGGCGGTCGGCGCATACGCCGAATAAAAGTCGACGATGCGGAACGGATAGGTGCTCTGGTTCGTCACGGCGGACGATGCGAGCTGCACGTTCGAATAGCCGGTGGTGGTGTTGCCGGCCGACGAGAGCGACGAAAGGAAGCCGATGTTGAGTCCGACGTAGGACGAGGTGATCGCCGCATTGGTCGATCCCTGCCCGAGGAAAAGCTCGTCCGGATCGTCGACGATGTAGGCCTTCACGTCGCCGGTCGAGCCGGTAACGCTGCCATTGTAGAAGTTCGACCAGATGGTTCGGCCTGCAGATGGCTGATACTGGTAGCAACCCTGGAAAACGCCCCGGATCAGGCCGGTGCCGGTCGCAGCAGCGGTGATGTAGGCGCCCGAGTTGTTGGTGCCGCCAGCGCTCGACGTGACGATCGGGTCGCCCCGGAAAATCAGGCTGGCATCGGTCGACGCGATCCAGACCGGCGTCATGCCAGCGGTCGGCGCGCCACCATCCATACGGCCGAAGGTCTGAAGCCCCCGGGTCGGGTTATTGAGGGTGTTTGTCACTGTGACAGGCTCCAAAGGCGCGCAAGAATGCGCAGCTCATACTCGGAACCTTCACAGCGCGTGAAGGGCAATCATCAGGCCCAGCGCGGGCCTGATGCGGTTACCAATAACGTCTATCTTAATGAATTGTCAAGGGGCTGGCGGCTCGACGGCCAATTTGCGGGACCGATCAGCAAATTCTTCGAAAAACATATCGGCGATTGCCGCTGACATGAGTTGCGAGGAGAGGCCGCCCCGCGGGCATTGCGAGATAAAGCCGGTAACAGCGGCGGGACGGACATAGCAGATGGTGATTGCCTGTACCTCGCCCCGCTCCGCTTCTTCAAGGAACTGCCGCAGGCAACTAATGACCTCGGCCTGCGGCTGCGCCTCGGCGGGGAGGTCGTTCCTCACCACGCCGGGCATCAGCTCGATGTTGCTCATGTTGGGATGTCGATCCGCTCCCATTGGTCCTTGGTAATGTGGTTGCCGCGCGTTGCGCTCGGATGGTTGCCGCCCGCCACCGGGAGACCGCGGCCAATCTGCTGCTCGGTAATAGAGACCGGCGCAAGCGCCTGCCGGCGCTCCTGCATCTTGGCCTTCTGCTGGATCTGCGTGGGCCGGGCGACGAGCATGCAGTCATCAACGGCAATGACGCCTTCGCTTCCCTTGGTCGTGAACAACCCGTCAAGGACGCCGTCAAAGTCGGAACCATGGACCGGAGTCCAGCCGCCACGTTCCATCTTCGACAATTCCTGCGGCGTCTCCTGCCCGCGGACCGAGCGGGTGACCCATTGAAGAGCAACGCCATCCCGGTGAAGCCCGAACAGGATCTCATCGGGGATCTTGAGTCGGTCGACGTAGTCCATGCCGACACCGACGAAGTCCTCACTCTCCCAATTCGGAGCGGCCTTCATCTTCGCCATCATGTTCTTCGGCGACTTGGCGCGCAGCTCGGCGCGATCGGCAGCCTCTTGAATCCGCTCCTTAAGCGGCATGTCGTTGGAGCCGACCCAATCCTTCTTGACCCGCGGCTTGCCCTTCGGCCAGCCACCCTTGCCCTTTGCCTTCGGCTTCGGGGCCTCTGGAATCATCTCGTCATCCATTAGCCTTGCTCCTCAGTTGTGCGGCGGTAAGTGCCATTAGCCCGCATGCGCTGGAGCTTGGCCTTGTTCTTGGCATACTCGTATTCGGCTTGTGCCGGCGGCAGCCAAGACATGGAATTGCGCGCAACCTCGCGCTCTTCCTCATTGAGATGCATAGGAGTCCGCTGCCGTGTACCCGAGGCAGACGGGACATCACGAGATACGGGGGCAGTCACAGGCATACTCCTACGGCTAGTGGATTGTGAAGATTCGGTACCCGATGCAGATGGTTCGTTTTTTTTAAAGCCGAACTCCTCATCGAGGGCGTCAAAGTAGGCCGGAGTCCAGGCAGGAATGCCCCGGTTGTTCGTGATGTAACTATGTGCCGATTGGATCTTGGCGTTGCGGCCGGCATCAGTCATGAACTCCGGGTGGACCCGGAGCCATGCCTGCGCTTGAGCCGGGAGACCGCGGATCATGTCATCGAGCGATGGCCGCTCCGCCGGAGCCGGAGCAGAAGGCGCCGGCCGCTCATCCCTCCGACTTTCGAAGGCCCGCTTGCCTTCCTCCAGCCGGTCCAGGCGGCTTCCCGAGACGCCGATGATGCGCTGCGCCCTCGCCGCAGCGGCCCAATCGCCATTGGCAGCAGCTGATGCATAGTCGCTCTCTGCCTTATCCATCGCGGTCTGCTCGGCGGCGATGGCGGTCAGCATCGAGTTATATTGTGCCTCTTCGCGGTCGCCGCGCTCCTGATCCCGCTCGCGACGAGACTCGGCCAATTGCCGCTGCCATTCAGCCGCTTGGCGTTGGGATTCGACCAGTTGGCGCTGGTACTCCTCCGCCCGCTTCTGGGCTTCAAGCTGCTGGCCAAGGCCCTCATCCTGCTCGGGCTCTTCCGCCCGGCCGATGGTCGGCTTTACGGCTTCCTTGACCGCCCCAGGCTGCCACTCCTGCGGCGCCTCATCGGAAAGGTCGACCTCAATGGTTACCGGCTTGTTCGGATCTTCGACTTCATCGTCGAGGTTTTGGTTCGGCGGGGGCTTCAAACGTGGCATTAGAACACCATCGATGGATCGTCGACAATCATGCGGATCTTGTCATAGGGAACGAGGCGACATGCCGTGCCGTTGATCTGACACGGCCATGCATCCTTGACGTGGTAGACGACCCATGAGCCTGGAGCGGCGTTCTCGCCGCGGTGCGCGCCCTCTTCCCACTCGCCATAGGCATATGGGCCAGTCTTGAGCACGAGGCCGACCTTGCCCTGCCACTCTGACTCTTGAAGGACTTCCTTCGGGCGAATGATGCCGCCGGCCGTCTTCTCGTTCTGAATGTATGTCCCGAGCAGGACGAGGTCGGAAGCAACACGGGCACCAGAGAGGTTCCCGACCGCGTCCATGATGGCTTTCTTGGGGTCTTTCGCCTGCGCGATCTGTTCGATAGTCGCGGCGCTATGAATTGGCATTTCCGGATAATTCCATGTCGGCCTGTTTAGACAATTCCAGCGCGTCGGTTAGGCCTTTGATTTCCCCGACGAGCTGGCGATAGAGCGCGTAGTCAGACGGTACCCCTGCCGCCAGATGGTTCTTGAGTTGAGCGATCCGCTCACCGAGCAGGTTCGCGAGAACCCGCCCGTGAGCGGTTCGGATCACTTCTTCCTCTTTTGATGAGCGGCCTTCTCTTCACGGCCGATGCCGGTTGCGGCGCCGCCACGGAAGTAGCTGTTGCCCTTGGCGCGGGCCTTCCATTCGGAAAGGTTGGCCTTGGTGCTCTCGCCGTCATGCACCTCGCCGCCCTTCGCCTTGTTGCAGGTCCGCCCGCCGCGATTGTGCATCGGAGGCATACCCGGAGGCGGCATGCCTGGAGGTCCGCCGGCTCCCGGAGGAGGCATACCCGGAGGTCCGCCCATTGGGGCCGCGCCATCCGGCGCAGCTCCAGCCATGGGGGCGCCAGTGCCGGCGCCCTTGTGCGGCATCACGATCGCAATATTGGTCGTGTGACCCTTGCCCTTGTGGGCTACCCCGCCGCCCTTGGCATAGCGCTTGGCACCCTTATGGCCATGCACCTTGCTTGCGTGACTGACCGCTGCGCTCTTGCTCGTTACCTTTGAGAAGCCGCCGCCGTGGAAATGCTTGTCGGAGCCGGATGCGCTCTCTTCAAGGATCTTGTGAACTCGGCGGTGCGCGACCTGATGCTCGCGATGGTTATGATGCGAATGCATTTACTTTACATCCTTTAGCCAGAGATCAATCTTGTGCGGCGCGTCGCAATTGGCGCTGCACTCCGTTGCCTCGTCATAGAGGCGCTTGGCGCGCTCGCTCGGATGCTCGCCGGTCTCGCCGAGCGCCCGGATCTTCATGTCGAAGCTCCGGCGAACGTCGTCTTGGTAGAGATTTCC